TTAAGTTTTTAGTTTTATACTTGTAATATACGCCCATGTCATACTGCATTGCAGTTGGACTAATGTTTACACGGCTACGATCATATGCTATTTCACCGTTAGCAGTCCAACCAATCGGCACGCTGATGTCAACAGTACCTTTACTCACAGTCACTGGTTGGCTTACAGTAGTACCAAAACTGTGTTTTTCTTTAGTATAGTCTACTCCCATGCTCCAGCTGTATGATTGTGTGGCACCTACATTAGTAATCAGGCCTGATGTTTGTAAGTTAGCCTGTGTATAACCTACCCAAGCACTACCGAACAAGCTCAAGTTTTTATTTAAGTTATATGCACCAGTAAAGTTCATAAACTGTGTATAACTACCATTGACTTCACCCATCATACCTGAGATCTGATTGCCCATCCAAGCATTACGCTCATTTAACACGCCAAAGCCTACACGGTAGTTTGCCTTGTCATTGAACTTGGTGGTATACCCTGACTCAACTAAACCTGTTTGGGTAAACTCATTCATTGACATCCTAACATCATACTGCCCTAGAGCAACTTTACCACCATTGGTGTAGTAGTTTAACTTATTATAAGGATTGTAGTCCTCATAGAAGTTGGCCTTGCTGATAGGATTAAAATTGCCTGTAGCCCGTTTGGTATTGGCAGTTGATGCCATATTAACATAATAATCACGACCAAACTCATCTGTGACCATTACTGAACTTAGTGCACCAACTGAAGCTAATCCGCCCGATGTGCTAGTTGAAAATCCACCACCAAGTGCGACTTTTCTGCCAGTAGTAGGTATTCCTACTACACCATATGGACGAGTCGCTTTTTCTAAATCTAATAGGCCTGCACCCATCACATCTTTATCATAATTTACTAGATCTTTATTAGCGGTAGCTGTTAAAAGTTTGACGATATTACTACCAGTCATCTGTGGCCATTGTTGATGGATAATAGCTACAGCACCCGAAACCACTGCGGCCGCTTCACTAGTGCCTGTTGAACTAGTATACACATCACCAGTTTTACCAGCAGAGAATGCGTTGCCTGGTGCTAGGATATAAAAGTCACTCATGCGATATGTGTCATTACAGGTACCAGCAACAATATTAAATCCTTGACACAAGTGTCCAGCTTGATTACTGTAACTAGCGATACTATTGGTATTAATATCATATGCTCCAACAACTAGCATCTGTCCATTCAAGTATAATGATCCATCTGGACGAGTAGCGTACGCCATTGGTGCTGGATTTTGTGGATATCTCAATCCACTATTACCGGCCGAGTTAACGATAACCATTTCACTTGTGCCTAATGCTGCCGCCCAGGCTTTTGGGTCTTCATTGTTATAAAATCCAGTTGCACGCTTACCAGTGTAATAGTTTGTCTTATAAGCAGCACCGCTGTTAGCCCAAGATCCATCTGTTAATTGATAGAACGTTTTCCTGGACGTATTATCATACACACTATTGGCACTGATATTAGCTACATCTGCGCCAATAGTAACACCCCAAGCTATGGCCTGACGAGCTTGGCTAAAGCCATAAGAGGTAGTATCAGTGACCTTAGCGATGGCCAGCATGGCATCTGGCGCTACACCAGCTACCCCAACACCATCCCAATTGGCAGCAGCGATACTGGCCATTCTAGTACCGTGACCAACGTTATCATTGATTCCAAATTTAGATCTAACGAAGTCTTTGGTATCAGTGATACTGTTAAAAAACTCACTGTGTTTGGCATTGATACCACTGTCGATAATCAAAATCTTAGACCCTAAACCAGTATAACCTCTGCTCCATGCTGAACTAGCGTTAACTACACGTAGATAGTCATCATTGGAGTTGCCTGCACTGATTCCGTTTGCTGTGTATTCTGCTGTGGCATACGGTGACAGGTTAATACCTGGACCAGTTGATACTGGCGCAGTGACTACAGGAGTAGTTGCTACGGGCGTGGCTGGTGGAGTAGTTACTGTCGGTGCTGAACCATATACAATAGCTATTTGTCTTGCTTGTTCTGCTAGTATTGCTGAGCGATCTGCCTCTGCTTTTGCCGCTACGATCGCTTTTGCGTCTGCTACTTCTTTTACGGCAATTTCTGCAGGAGTTAATGCTGGAGTAGTTACAACAACCGGTGTATTCACAACTACCGGAGTAGTTGACCCATCAAGCGGTTTACCATAAACTATTTGATATTGTCTTGCCTGTTCAGCTAGTATTGCGGCCCTGGCTGCGTCTGCCCTGGCTGTTGCGGCCGCTTTGGCCTGTACGACCTCTTCTGCTGGTGTTAGGGCAACTGCCTGATGACTGATCAACGATCCTACTAATGTTAATCCTAATAATATTTTTCTAAGTTTCATTTCCTTCCCCTTATCTTGGAGCAAATTCTTGTTGAAGTTTCACATTATCCATAAACTCTTTCTTAGTACCAGGATCAGTATTAAATGCTCCTTTGAGTACTGTGGTTTGAGTTAATGAACTATGTGCCATGATGCCTCTATTCTCACAACATCCATGTGTTGCTTGGATGTAAACAGCCACGTTCTCACTGCCTGTGGCTTTCATGATTTCTCTGGCAATGTCGTTACATAATTCTTCTTGTAAGGTTCCACGACGAGCACACCATTGTGCTATGCGTGTATATTTTGATAATCCAATTAGTTTTTGTGCGGCGATGATACCAATGTATGCTACACCTGCAACTGGTTGGTGGTGATGACTACACATGCTACGTAATTCACTACGAACAACTAGCATGCCTTCATAACGGTCCTCCGAATCATTTGGAAAAGCTGTAGCATCTGGTGCTGGATCATATCTACCTGCCATGATCTCATAGATATACATTTTTGCTAGTCTGTGTGCTGTACCACGTGAATTTGGATCATTCTCGCGATCAATGATCAAACTATCTAATACACCTTCAAATTTGGTAGTTAGTTCGTTGATTAACTCATCTTTTTCACTGTCTAAGATGTGTGCAGAGATATTATCTCCAGCCCAGAATCTGGTATTTGATGATTGAATACGTTCGCGGATGCGTTCGCTTATTACTTTATCGTCCATTCTTGTCTCCGATGTTAACCCAGTGGATTGGGATATGTTACTAGTATATAGGTTATTTAGGTCGTTGTCAAACTATTTGATAATAATGATTTCACGTAGGTTGGGATATTGTTTTGGTTTGGGTTCTTGATCGACGGTGGGTAATAGTTCTAATGCTCGAACTGCTTCTTCGATAGTTGGTCGATAATGGTATCCGATACGGAATGTCCTTTGATTTTCCCAAGGACTAATAGTTAGATCGCGACCATCATAGCATTGGCGTTTGAGCACATTATATACTTCTACATCATCTGTGAGTATAGCACCGCCACGACCTATTGCTAATGGTTTATCGTATCCAAAGCTCAAACATTGTAGCATACCCGGACGATACATGTCTTGCTTTAATAATCTAGCACTATCCCAAACTCGTGTACCCGTAAGCTGATATTCACCTAACCAATCAATATCCGTGTATTCAAATGCTATATCTAATTTATGTAAGGTCATTGGCACACTGAGATATGTATGGGCCGGAATGGAGCAACGCTTTACACGATCAACTCGTAAGCATAGTTCAATAGCATGGGTACAGCAGTCTGTCATGACTGCATATGGTGCACCTGTGAACTTGGCTAGTGCAGATTCAAATTCTGAGATCTTTTCAAATCCCATTACTTGATATTTTCTAAGAGTTTAGTTGCAGAAAAGAAATCTTTAGTTAACAATTTTGCATTGACACGAACTAAAGGTAGTGTGTGTTCATAATTTTCTATATGATAAACGATCATATCTATAACTTTGGATTTGTGTTTAATATAACTATCCCATGATTCTGTATATTCACTAGGGTACTTTAATATACCAGTATACATTTCACTATAGCTTAGTCGATCTGGTACTAACGGTATAGCATCAACTAGTGCACCTTCATAGCAACTGATACCTAGTGTTTCTTGTAGGTTAGCACTGAACACAATCTTAGCTTGACCCAATAAGGTATGATACTCATCTTTAGTTAGTTGTTGATCCTGGCACACAACAAATTCATATTGTGGTAATGCCTGTGCTAGATCACGAAATATCTCTACTTGTTTTTCTGGTGCTAGACGATGTGGGAATAAGATTAAGTCACGCTTTTCAGTTTGAAAAGGCACTATTTCTGTGAACATATATTCCATGGGCCATCCTGTGCGCACGATCTTATCTTTAAACATCCAACGAGGACATTTAAACAAGTTATTACAAAACATATCAATATGGAAGTCTGTGGCAAAGTAGTTATGATCGATAGCATGAAAAAATGCTTTTTCACTATGACGAACCCAATCAGCATTACCTATCAATCTACCTAAGAAGTCCTGTGGATCATAACTACCAGCATGCCATAGTGCGTGTATCTTAATTTTTATACCAAGGAGTTCTGCCATATACTTAAGATTAATAATACCAGGGTGCCAAGCATCAGTAAACAGAAAGTGATCGCCATCAACAACTTTGCCGCCTGTAAACAATCTGGCAATTTCTTCCACTTGTCGGGCTTTATAAATATTTGTGCCGCCAAAGTTAAGAAAAGCGCCAGGAGTAGTAGCGTTAGGTATGTCGGTAGGGCCTTGGATAACTGTAACAGCATGTCCTGCCTCCTTTAATAAATTAGGTACATGAGTCTTCCATTGACCCGTGTACCTAGTTTCTACTGCTTCTAGATCAACTAGAAATACAGTCATTATTGTCCTCGATTTTGTTTGTTGTAGACAATACCGTTACGGGCTTGCCATTGTTGGCGTTTCTTTCGACGCTCTTGCCATTCTTTGTATTCTACTGAACGATAAAGATCAGCCTCGTCATACTTGATCATACGGAAACGACAGTAGTTGCACCATGCGTCTAAGTCATTGAAAATTTGTCGTACTTCTGGGGTCATACGTAGATACTTGTTTACCCAATTTGGATTTGCCACGATAATTTCTCCTATACAGTGACAGATTGATAAGGACGAGTACAGTTATACTCAACATAACACCCATTTTCGCCATCTTCGGATACTTCTATCCAAACATCACGATTAGGATATTTTGCAGCGATCTGTGTGTACAGATCATCTGCGATCATTTCACAACTTTTATAATCTAGTTGTAATACTGTATTTACATATAATGCTTCCAACCAACGTTTAAATTGTATAAACTCTAGTTCGCGATCGTCATGGAATACATCTATTGCCACACGGAAGTGAAATATATGACGATGCGGGCTAGCCAAGAACACAACATCTGCTAGTTTAGGATCTGTGGCTGCTGCCGGAAAACAATGGATACCTTCACGTTGGAAAGTGACCCATACTTTCTTTTGACTAGCTTTAATTACTCTATCTATTTTTTCACGTTCTGCTTGTATCATTTTATAATCTCATCTTTACCGTATTGATCCCAATCAGTAAAGCTCTCTGTTGTTGTTAAATCACGTAAGCGATGACACCAAACACCTGGGTTTGAATGATCAAAGTCCAGATCGTCTAGCTTAATTGTAGCATTATATCCTAGCTGTGTCAAGTAGGGTAATTTTACCGAAATTTGTGGAATAAATCTGCGATGACCAATAAATGTACACTCTAGCACACCTTGTACTACTGCAACATCAAAATCTAGGGTACACCATAAGCCTGCGGTCAAGCATTGATCAATCATACGTTCCCACGGGCGCCATGCGTCGGCATCATCTGTGGCTAATTTAGGAAAACTTTGATTAGCACCAAAATAGATGTGCTTACAATCTTTTTCTTTGGCTAGTGCTATGATTTCTTCTGAATGTTGTACTCCTACTACGAACAGTGTCTTCATGCCAAAGGCAGGTGTACGTTCAATCTCTACACCTGTAAAGAATATTATTGCTTCTTTTACACCATCAGTATAATCACGTTTCACTTTATTCTCCTAAGTCTGCTTCTAAATTATCTAAACTAGCTTCATCTAACCCACTGTCATCTGTGTGATATTCTTCTATCTCATCATCACTAGCAAATAGATCGTTAAATGTAGTGCTGGAGTTCATAGTCTTCTTACCAATGGCACCACGTGTGCCGATGATACCCATCCAATATTTGTTATAGTATTCAATCAATGTTAATGCATCTTCTCTGTTGTCAAGTGCGAATATCATATCTACTATGTCACGGAAATTGTTAACTCCATAGTTCCTCGGAGTCTTCTTGTCTGCTGTTTCAGAATTTAACATAGCTGGACGTATATTAAGATCATATTCACGATTGGCTTGTTGTACCGCTGTTAAATGGCTCCAAACATTATGCCCCATCTGTATAGCGTAACTGAAACTATCCCAGCTGGTCTTGCCTTCTTTGTGGATCTTATTTAGATCACCAGGAGCATAGATACAAACATCTTTAATAGTGCAACGTTGACTTATTGGACTTTCTGTAAAATTAGCAAAGATCTTATCTTGTATGACAGCATCTTTAAATCTGCGTGTGTCCTGAGCATACTTCTTATCATCAACACTAGGCACCATACGATATACCCATTTCTCTTTGTCTACTATCTCTGTCTGTATATAGATCTGTCCGTTAGCACTGGCTAAGAATGGACTAGCACAGTCAAAGGATATAGTAAACTTAGGATTATGATATTTGCGAACTGCTCGTTGTATATCTGTTAATAAGCATGCCCACTCAAGTTTACTCGTACCTAAGAAGTGCATCCAATCATGTAAGCCTTCTTCTAACAGCCCGTCAAAGCGTAGTGCTACTAATCTTTTCAGCACCAGATGCACATCACACATGTTCTGTCCACCCATGGCCCAACCATTGAATGGTCGATCATACTGACGGGGGTCGCAGTATTTCTTCATGCGTTGATACCAATCTTCTGCTTCTGCGTGATTCTCACCTTGTAGCACGTTTAAGAACTTGCAAGCACCTGTGCGATGTTTCATAAAGTAATCATTATTAATATATGTGCCTTCTACAGCTTCCATATAACTAGTAATACCACTTGCTTTACGACCTTCTGGGCTTCGACATACCCAGGCTGGAATATCTAAGATCATACCATAGTCCATATAAGCATCCATCCATGCTAGCACTAGCTCACGTTTCTTCTGTGCTTTGGGACACGCGGGATTCTTCCAATCACCTTCCCACACACCTTTGCCGATCTGGAAGCCACCACTGTCACCTAGGACAAATGATCTACTACGATCACGATTACGTATCATGTCTTCTTTAGGGCTGACTTTATTTGTGTCTAGTTCTGCATGCCCCGCTGAATATAACGCCCAATGATATGGAAAGTAAGCCACATCTGGATTAAGCCAATTGAGACCTTCTATACCATTTTCAAAGTCTGCTGGTATACGTACTGGATCTACATAGGTTGGATCATGTCGTTGTTTACCCACATAAGTAGCATAGAAACCACTTAATGCTGGTAAGAATACAGCATAGTCTAGCTGCTTTGCGGTTAAATTATCAATTTCCATAAAATTTTACTCGATTAATTAGTTCGTAGTCTTGTTCGTAGTGTGTAACTAATTTTAACTTGATCTGACTGTTGCCGTCAACCATTGCGGCAACCCTATCTTTAATTAATCGATTACCTTGATTAATATTTGGCACATCAGGACAATTGTGACCATAACCATATTCACCTAACCAAAGTTTAATATTTGTTCTTAAATTTTGATCGACTTTTAAAAATGTGCATCTTTCTATATCAACATCTTGTAAAAAATAAGTTTGCAATTCTGTATGATCATCAACAGTTACTCGTTCAACTAATTTATGCAGTGTAAATTGCTGATTTGATTCTATACCCATGAATTGAGAAATACCACTAATCCACCGTTCAATTGGATCACGTAAGGTGATAAGGTAATGATCAGCAGTGACCAGACTATCGCTATGCGTAAAGCGGCCACCACTGAGCAAACATCCTTTAACAAAACTGCTGGCATTTTTTGGAATATGAATAAACGTAATTGATTTATCCTGATCATTCCAACACTCACCTAGAGTGTGTCCTAGGTGTGCCCATTTATCCATTACTTGCTCTGTGCTGGTAAGATGTAGTTGTAAGTCGCTAGTCCTGAATTAACAGTGATCTGTGCCGCACCTTCATCACTGATACTAAATTTCTTATCACCTGCTAGGTTTAAGATACTAATAACAGCATTAACTGGCCATGACCAATTTTTACTCAACGTACCCGTAACACCTGCTTGGAATACAAAATTACCTGCGTGACTGCTATGATCACCAAATGATAATTCTAAGTTACCGTTGTTGGTCTTAGCAGTGAAGTTTGCTTCTTCTGCATTGGCACTCGCTTGGAATTTAAGTCTTTGGATATTAGTCACTGTAGGTTCAAATTCAACATGCCATGTTACTGCTCGCATCTTAACTGTTTTAAGTTTGTCGTTAACAATCTCTGTGCTCATAAAACGATAATCGTTTTTAAAGTCGCCAGCGGCATTTTCAAAATGCAAGCCCACTGCTACCTGTTCGCCATTGCGATCTTGTTTGGTAATTGAAATTTTAGCATTGTCTTTGTATTCTGGAATACCTAAGATAGTGTTTAGTTTACCTAGATTTGGCATACCGAATGTGCCAATGAATTCTGCCACTGGTCCATTTAGTTTAGCCTGTACGATAACACTACGGTCTTCTGCTAGTGCTTCAATTGTGGTTTCTGTGTCTGTACCTGATACTTTAACTAGGTCGATAATGCCCAAGCCATAAGTGTTTTTAACGATGTCTAATAGATGGTCTCTCATTTAATTCTCCTTTGATAATTGATTATATATGATTTATTTAGATCTTGCAAGCGGTTCGATAAAATTATTTTGGTAATATTTGGGCCATAGCCTGCGCCGCTTTTACTGTTTTTAAAATGCCCGGTTTACGTATTTCTGCCCAACTAGCATGGGTATACCATTCCCCTTTTAAAGGAATATCTTTAAAATCAATAATTTCATATCCTATATTTAAACAAAGATTTTTTAATAAATCATTTTGAGCATAACTAATGTCCCTAGATTCTGCGATTCTAGCAATTGAATATATATCACAATTATTATAGCTAAACATAAAAACTCCGCCAGGACGTAATAGATCAAAAACTTGTCGTATATGTTGCTCGATTTTTTCAAGCGATAAGAAATTAAAATTTTCCCAACATAATACAAAACCAAATTGGTTCTGAGGTAATATCGAAAAATCTTCGTTGGTAATTTCGTATATTCTTAATCGGCTTTGATACAATTGTGGGTAATCTGCAATTAGTTCATTGTTCCATTCTAGATCATTATAGTAAGTTAGATATAATGGATCACCAGTCACCATACAATCAATCCATTTTTTAAATTTAGGATTTATTTGCATTGAAGGATAGTGCCAATCATTATATTTAATTATTGAAGCTGAAATTAAATGATCTATACTTTCATCAAACATTGATATAGAAGGAATGTTCATTACACTGAATTTTTTATAATATAAGTCATCATTGAATGAATAATTAACTAAATTATCTAATTCAGATTTAGTTTTTGCTTTTAAGGTAGCAATGAGTTGTTTCTCTTCCGATTTGATTTTTTTGTGTTCATCAATGATTTGTTGATATTCAGAGATCATTGATTTAAGATTTTTTTCAAATTCGGATGTATCATGAAGATCTTTTAATTTATCTTCAATTTTTAAAAGCTCATCCTTGTATTTTATTAATTCACTAAGCGTAGACATTATTCAAAACTAAACAAATTATCAAATGTTGTGGCTATCTGTGTGTTCTCAGCGATTTGCCATTTCAACACACCTAATAAGTTTTCTACTTTTTGATCTACGATTCCGGTTTCCATACTAGCGTCATCAAATGGCAGTTCTTTAAACCACGCAGGAATATGTGTTTCGTCTGTAGGATATCCTATACTAGTGTAACCCAATGGATTATCTTTGAGTTTACATACAACAGTTTTCATACCATCAACGATCGTCATGCTGTATTGATCACCCATCATACGTTTTAAGTTGTTCCAATTCATAGCCGCACGCACATGTCCTGGCATGTTGGCTTTGCCTAGACGTTCTTCTTCTTTGCTATACTTGGTCAAGTTGTTTACACGTTTAGGTGTACCCTTTTCCCAAGCAGGACGTTCAGTAAATAACAATTTAAAATCACGCACTTTGTCAATAATAGCATCACGCTCTGCGCCTGTTAATACTTCTAGCAATACGCTACTTAAGAAGTCTTGGATGACCTTGGGAGTGTCTGATCTCTTTAAGTCTAGGCCCATGGCTTTTACTTTACCTGGAGTGCCGTGACTATCTAAACGATGCCCTTCCATATCATAGATTAGGATAGCATAGCGTTTCTTTTTAATAAACAGACCTTTGAGCGACACACTTTCTCGACCACCTTTGATCAATTCACCTTGACGTCGTGGAGTATGGAAAGCCCGTTCACAGAATGCTGGAAAACTTTCATTGACCTGATCTGCGATGCTGTCATATAATCCTACTGCTATGTCTTTGTTCCATTCCATCTTACCTTCTTCTACATCTTTCTTAACCATTGGATACGCACTGAAGTAACATGAGTCTGTATCCCCATAGATAATCGCTTCACCGGTGTGGTCATATACGCCAGTGATACATTCATTTATGTATGCATCCATATGACGAGCGATAGTCCTACCAGTCAGTGTAGTTGACTGTCCGATACGTTTGTCAAAGAACCTACAACCTGGATTTAAGATAGCACCATACAGTGAGTTTAAGTTAATCTTCTTAACTAGTTGTCGCTTGTCCCAGAATGCGGTATCTTCATCAGTGACAGCTTCTTTCTTTTTAGACTGCATGTCTTGACGTTCAGCATACCAACGCTCTAGTAAGCCTGGGATAACACCTTTGCGTTCATTATTGAAAATAGTACCATTGGCACTGAGTATCCACGGTTTATTACTGTCAAAGATTAATCGCCAACAGTCTGCGGCACTTAGGATATCACTAGTACCATTGGCCCAGTCAATGGTAATCTCAGTACCCACTTCACCATTCATGACTGCGGTGTATTCTAAACTGCCGAACAAGTTTTCCCATGCGTCAGCAAAACTACTACCTGATGTTTGTTTTTCTTTGATATAGTGTTCGGTCATTGTTTGACGTAGTTGACCGACGATAGTTTCTGGACCCATGTTTAATGCACGAATAGCACTTGGATACAGTGAGTTAATATCAATAGCACCAATGTAGTCATGCATGCCCGCTTTAGGAGTCGCTACATAAGCACCAGCCGCTTGTGTGTCGAAACTTTCGTCACGATTACGATTTGGTACTACCATGTTCAATTGATGTGCTTCATTGATGATAGCCTGTTCAGTTACTGCTACAGCACCCATGGTAGTTTGTAGTAGCACTGTGTTATCATGCGCCAACTCATTAGCTAGATCTAAGAAGCGTAGTTTAGTATCTAGCTTGTGTAGCAATGCTGTGTCTTGACGATTGTATTCGATAAACTTAGCAAAGTCTTTGTTATACAATTGATCCAATGTGCCTTCATACTGTGTTTTACTTTCACCTAGTTCATATTCACTAATAGCATCTAAACTATAACTGTGTCGTTCTTCATAGGTGTATTTGCGATACAATTGCATATAGTCCATATGCACCCGACCAATCAAATCAAATGTCATATTAGCCGCACCAAAGCGTTCAAACTCACGTTGTTTAGGGAACTGTCCCCATAAACAGAATCTGCGTGTGTCATCTTTACTTAACACACGATTGGTACGTTGCACCATATAAGGAATATCAAAGCCTTCTGAGTTCCAACCTGACAGGATGTCAGCATCATCAATCAAATCTAAAAACGTTTTAAGTAGGTCTTCTTCACGTTCCATCAAGAAACAGTTGTCATATTGCTTGGCTATCTCTTCAGCAGTTTCCCAGCTCATTGACTTGGGTGGGATAACCATGGTCACTAGTTTGTCTAACCAATCTAAGTACACTGATACAGCAGTAATAGGATTGAACGGATCTTCTGGACGACTGAAACCTCTGACAGGGTCAAAGTCGACTTCAATGTCGAAGAATGCTGTTTGTAGTTTTGGAGACTTCTGCCCTAGATAATTTTCTTCAAGACAACGGAACACGGGATTGATATCACTTTCCCAGATACGTTTACCTGAATTGATTTTAACTTCTTTGTGGAACTCTTTACCTATGCGTGTGCTGAAACGTGACACTGGCGTGTCATATATAGTGCGGAATTTACCGCGAGGATCATCGTAATAAAAAGTATAGTTGGCAGGATATTCTTTATACTCTCTCTGGCCATTTACTCGTTCTACGATATATATGCGATCTTTATTTCGATCAAATAGTGCGTCTACGTAACTCATCTTTTTCCTTTTTGTGCGACTTCTAGCTCACACACACTCTTCATGCCCGGGTGGGCGTTTTATTAATTATAACACTAATACTCTGTAAAATCCTATACCATCAATGATAAAAAGCGTCATAGTAGTCATCAATAGCCCAAAACTGCCACGACTGATACTGGTAAACATGCTGATAGTTAATGCTACAAATATGATTGGGTAAACAACCAACCAATCAGTATAAGGCACTGTTAGGCTAACCGACAATGCTATTACTATGTTTAATAACCAATTACATATTTCTAAACATAATCTAACGGGATGGCTATGCCAATCTCTTTTGACAAAATTCCATGTCGCGTGCCAATCGATCAAACCGTGCGACCAACTGTTTCAAGAATGTCAGTAACTGTTTCGTGATCAGCATTGGTTTCGGTTAGTTTAGATTTTTGAGCGATCTTAATCGCTTTTTTGAGCAAACTAGGTTTAATTTCTAATTCTTCTGCTACTGCTTTAACAGTATCGTTTAGACCTGCTGACAGATCTTCTACTTCTTGTAATACAGCAATACCTTCATTGATTAATTGTGTTAATTTGGCTTTTTGCTCGCCTGAAAACATTTTTGATGCCATGATGTGGCTCTCCTTGGTTGAAAAATATATTATACTATAATTATATATGCGTGTCTACGAGTTTGTTAATTTATTCTGCATTTTCTGAGTATTTTGGTAGCAGTTTGGAATTGATAAGCTAGATCGTCAAACAACTCTTCTGGTGGACGTTCAGCGTAGGCTCTTGACACGTAAGCCATTTGTCCCATATCAGCATAATAAATTTCGGTAGGCCAACGTGGACGACCCCATTCCATGCTGTTGATTAACAAGCATTCATCACCTACATTTTTGAGTAATTCTTTTTTAGCTTTTACGGGGAGATTGACACTAGTTAGTAGTTTAACACCTACAGGAACTGTGTTAACATTTGGTTTGTCTAGATAGTGTGCGAATAGGTGTACT